ATTTGTCCGATTTTAACTGGTCAAGTTCCCTTTTTAGTTGTGAATTTTCATTCATCAACCCTGTAAAGATATTTAACAGTATAGATTTCTCTTCCGACCCTATAATCATAGTCTTGACTTGTTCAAATGTCATGCCGGGTTTTATTTCTTTAGCTTCTTCTTCAGCCATAGTCACCTCAGTGTGTATATATTGATGATTTGTTAAGCATCTCATCACCTGTTGTTTTTAAGTAACGGACAAGAGATGCCAGTTTAAATGTGCCTTCATATTCTGGAAGACCATTTTCCATAGTCCTGATTAACTCTTCAGGATTTACAGATTCCATACGTATATCTACCTTGCCATCTTGATTTAGATATGCTCTAAATGAAAACAATTCTGCAAGTTGTGTCTTAGGCATTGATATACTCTTCCCAAGGGATTAATTCTTTTTGTAAAGCCATAAATACTGGTGTCCTAAACATAAAATGATCACCATATCTTTTAGATGATATAAAGTCTTTAGATTCCATAACCCCCTTAAAATCATAGCTACCTTCCTGCCCAACCATTAAAGCATACACATCTACATGTGGGTTGTTTTTTCTAGTAATCAACCTTCCACCTAAATGTTTTGTAGACTTTACGTCAAACACTTTTCCGTTTACTTTAGCATCCCCACCATCCGTACCTTTACGTTTTGATGACATTCCAAATGTAAATACACTATCTGGGTACACTCCTGTTATCTTACAGAAAGCTAACTCAGACATAGCACCTTCTATATCTGGTTCTAGGTCTGTCATTTTGTCAGTTTGTCTGTCGTCAAACACACCATTGTCTCTATTCATGTAATGACGTTTTTTTGCTACCATCATTCCAACTTCTTTTTCAAATTCATTTAGTTCTATTTTCATACTGTATCTCCAATGTCTACTACTTCACATACTCCTGCACTACAGGCTAATTCTCTGTTTCCAGAAGTGTTATCTTCTTTTTCATACTCTGAAAGTTTGCTAAAGTCAATACTTTTAGGTGTACATAATAGTGCAGATGAATATTCTGACTCTGTGCAATCTTGATAGGGTGCTTGCTGATAAACGTGATCATCATAAGGTAAGAATGATATACCTGATATAAGATCAAAATTTAGATACACCCACGCACCTACAACCATCCACTCATCTTCTTTTACTGTAACAGTTATTGAGGGTTTGTGTTCACACCATCTATCTGCATAGATTTTCCACAATTCCAACTGCTCTATTGCTGACACATCTTTTCTTGTAACTGCTCCTTTTGGTGATTTTATAGGAAATGAAAACACAGAAGTATAATCTGGCTTCATTACATCTGGTTCATTAACAACTCCTTCATCTTTCATAAGCTTAGTTAAAGGATCGTGATTATCTGCTCGCACAGTTCGTATGTAGTGTTCACTATGTCGAGCGTGTATTCCACTGGCAGAATCAGTTAATTGCGACACAGTACCTGAGGGTTTGACACAGGTTATTGCTGCACTCTGAGGGATACCCAGTAGTTCTGCATACTTTTGATTTGTAAGGACTGCTTCTTCTTTCAGTTTTTCTAGCCATCTTCCAGAATCGACAGTCTTTGATAAAACTGAGTGATCCATTATACCAGTTAAGGATACTCCTAATAACCTTTCTTCTTCTGTGTTTTGTGTCCATATTTTCCTCAAATATTTAAAGTTAGTTAGCGTTGATTGAAACGTACCTAATACAGTAGCCATACGTACTTTACGTTTTAATTCCAATAACGTATCACCATTACGCACAACAACTTCAGATAAGTTACAAAATTGATAAGGTCTAAGTATTATTTCAGAGCAAGGATTAGTACCCCACATATGCCCTGTTTCTCGCCTTCCATTTCTAGCTACCTGATGATCAGATGCTTCACGATTAAATATCCCTCGCTCACCTGATTTAGATTCATACAGTGACACCCACTCACGCATAAACGTACCCATCTCTGGCTTGTCCTTGTATGATACACTGTTGTTAGCTAAAGCACGTTGCCCTTCTGTGTCATACCAATTACCAGACTTAGCGTGTCTCATTTGATCATCACCAAGATTAGATAGGCTGATCAGTGCAGATCTTCTAACACCACCGACCACAACAACCTGTCCAACCTTACACATAATATCGTGACATTCTATTGGATAAAGTTTGCGGCCACTAGCTTTCTTAAATGCATTTACTGTAAAGTCAAACAGTTCCACCAAAGGTTCAGCACCAGATGCTCTGCCCCCCATAACCTTTAACTTTGCTCCTGCAGGTCTGACTTGAGATACATCCCAACTAGGAACTTGCCCAGAGTAAAGCAATGCAACCAATTCTTTGTAGGCTTTTGCCCACCCTAATCGGCTATCTGCAACTGTAATGGTTGTGTCGCTTTGATGAAAGTTTTCAGCAATTATAGGCATTTTGTCTACGTTTTCTCTTTCAACAGAAAACCCCACCCCTGTGCCACACATAAGTATGTACATACATTCATCAAACGCTCTAGGGTGATCAACAGGAATATAGCTACAGTTATACCCACAGATATTATCTCTATCTAGTGCTTCCCCTGCAGTCATCATTGCTCTCATAGATGGCATCACTTTAAGGTCTAATATATAGTTGTACATATCCTCTCTTAAATCGTGATCCATACTAAATTTAAATTTACTTTTAAGGTGGTCATCCATATATGCCACATATCTACTGACAGTTTCATTCCAATCTTCTCGTCTTCTATCTTTCTCATTCCAACGAGCATATCGTGATTTATGTATAAAGTCTTGGTACGGTGTAGGTAAGTTTTTCATGCCCCATTATTTCCTTCTATATCCTGTTTCATTTTCAGTTCAATTAATTTTTGTAAGTACCATTCGGCTTTACGTAAATCTTCTGTGGGTTTTCCTTTATACCTGTATCTCCACAAATACTTAATTATAACTCCCTGCAAATAAAATTCAAATCCACTGTTTGTTGCTGACTCGATAGCATCAATACATTCTATCTTATCTTGGTTATAGTGAGGGGGTTGATTAACCATATCTTTCTTCACTGCTTATCTCCAAAATCTATCTTAATAACATTGTCGTTAGGTGTACCCTGATGTTCTAAACCTTTGCTAAGTTCCATCCTAGCTACTCCCAATCCTACCACATTATCAAAGTTTCTGTCAAGGGATTCTAACAATCCTTCCTGTACAACTTGTGCTGCACAAGGAATAGCATCAGGGTTATCTACTTTTGTTGTGTCATATGCAGACAAAGTAAACTGTTCTTCATCTACTTTCTCTAATATAATATAATACCTGTTTGGCAACAAGGTAAATCGTTCTACTGTTTTTTTATCATCACTCATTTTTTTAACCAATCTAAAGGCACTACTTTATTTGCCCATTTAAAATTATGTTTTCCACACCACTGACCATAACTGGTTTTACTTCCTTTGTAAATCTTTTGATGGCAATTCATAAATAAAAATCGTATATCAAGTTCTGGATGTTGTTGTTGTACCATTAACATTTTAGTTCTATCAGAAGATACAAACCTACCTTTAGCTTCTATGTATATGTCTGTTTCTGGAATATAGAAGTCTGGAGTGTAGGATCTAATCTGTGGTCTGTAAGGTATCTTATGTTGTTCATACTCAAACTTACCCCCTTGCATACGTATATCTAATGCAACACGCTTTTCAAATTGTGATCTAAATAACATAAGTATCTTTCATGCTTTCTAATTTTTTGGTTACAAACTGTTCAACCATAGGAGAACGTTTAGCTAACTCTTCAAAATGTTTTTGTAAAGGTGTTATAGGTAAACAGACAATATTAAAACCTTCAAGTCTAACCCTTATTTCTCTTAACTCTTTTTGAAGTGTGCGTATGTCACGATTTTCTGTTTCTGGGGTTAAGTATCCGTCTGTCGAAAAGTTTTCCCTCAACGTTAATGGTAAACCTCTCAAGTGGTTTCTCAAGTAAGACATCTGCCTTCCACCACCTGTTTGTGTATGACTTTCCACATAGATAGCCGATGCATGTGGATTCATCGTGAGGATGTCTAACTGGTATGATTGAGTAAACAATACTGGCATTAGAGACTCTTTTGAGCATACGTTGTGTACCATACGTTAGGGGGAGATTTTGCCCTTGAAGTTATTTTAGGTAGGTATACTGCTTTAGACCAACAATGTGATTTGTACTCACAGAAGGTACATAGCTTGGGCATTAGTTTATTTTTTGTTTGTACCATTTCCCCTTTATCTTTGTAGGTTTCCCATTGTGGAGTAAACGGTATTTTAAATTTTTTACTTTTTATTTGTTTTACTGTTTCATTGGCTTGTAGTATAAGTTGTTTTCTTTCTTCTACTTGATCTTCTGGTGCAGGAACAACTGCCCACTCTCCAGACGATTTGTTTATAACTATCCACCCACCAAAAGGAAGTTTGTTAGACTCACCATACAGATGTCCTTGCATAATATAGCCAAACGCATCATCTTCTTTTATAGCATCATAACCTTTTCTAAATTTGTAATCAAAAGAAAAAGGAGATGCAGATTTTATATCCCATACTTTAACTCCACCTTCTTCATCTAAAATCACATCGAGTGTTCCCTTTATAACATCCCCATCAAGAACTAACTCACAGGGTTTTTGTTCTTCGACAACCTTAACCCCAGATGCTTTCATAACTAACATAGCAACTGCTTCAATAAGGTCACCAAATAGAAAACGCATTATGTCATTGTAGGAACTTTGTTTAGGTTCACCTTTTATTGCTAACTGTTGTTGGCAAACAGGTCTACCTAAACCAGACATTCGTATTCTTGCTCGATTGTTTTGCTCTCTAGAAAATTGTTTAGTTACTGCTTCGCCACACGCAGTTTTAAACTCTTCCACTAAATGTTTGGGGAGAGTTACCTCTCCCCTTACAGCTTTCTCTAGAAAGTCTTGTATGTTAAGCAACAGCAGCATCGAAATCTTTCGATAAGTCTGTGTCTTCTTGTGTAGACTGTAACTTAACTGCTTCACGATACTGCTTCATAATACCTGCATTTGTTGCTTTGATTGTATCTGCAAACATAGACATTAATGATTTATCATTCTCTGTAATCTCATTAAGGTATTTATGTTCGGTCAAGACAGGAACAAAAAACGTTACAGACCCTTTCTTTAGTCTGCTAGTTTTAAGGTTAATCTGAACCTTCTGCATAATACGCTTACTAGAACCACTAGTAATATTATTAATAAAGTTGTTCACTGGCATAAACCCAGATCGCTTAAAATAAGACATAGCAGGTGCTTCATCAAGGATTACCTCTTCACCATCTGCATCTTTAAACGTTCCAGTAACCACACAATAAAGCAACTGGTTACAGTTAACGGCTTTAGAAGTGATAACTCTAGGATCATCTTCAGCCAAAGAGTCTACTTCATCTTTAGGTAGCCTACCACATTTGTTGCCACCTGTAGAGTCTGGAAAACCCCCACTCATAACTGTCTTCTGTATAGACGATGATACAGACCTACCTTCTTCTGAATCCCATAAAGACCAAAAGAAAGTACGCATAAATGGTCGTATGATTACATTGTCTGAGTAAACAAACCTACCCTCATGCTGGATTCGCCAAGTACCCTTCTTCAAAGACTTGCCATCTTCCGTATCAGTGTCATAGTTAATTGCAAGCTTTGGTAGCATATTCTTAATTGCCCCATCATCTTGCCCTGTAAGTGCCATTAACTTCTCTTCGTTACCTTCGGAAAAAGCACTTACCAAGCCATCCAAAGTGTCGTCTACATTTAATATTTCTGTACTCACAATAAATTCTCCTATTAAAGTACGTTAGTGATAAACTTATTCTAAGGGATAAACCACATCAGTGTCAAGCCAATTCTTTCCTTTTTTTATTTCTATTCCAATTGGCATATCGTAATCAAGGCTATACCTCAAATTTAATTCTTTAGCTACACCTAGCATAGAATTTTTCATTATCTCAATAACCTGTTTTTCTTCATTGGGATAACAATCTACTACTATAGAATCGTGTACTGTGTTGCAAACAAGGGAGTTAAGTTCTTCTAATTGTTTATGTAACTCCACTAAGCAACAGGGTAACACATCTGCAGTAGCAAATCCTTGAACAGGGTAATTACAGATGGCAGTACGATTAGTTGCCGTACCCCACGTTGTCCATTTAGTATCTGGAAAATAATATGTTCTTCCAGAAGGTAACACCACGTGTTTGTTAGTAACTGCATCTCTTTGTAGTTTGTCGTGCCATTCTGCTACACCTTCATATTTTGCTTTAAATGCCCTGTAATATTTTTGTTGTTCTGGTGTTCCTGTAGTTCCACCGTACAATGGTTTAAATGTATCTGCTTTAGCCGTCTGTCTGTCGCAACCAATAACAGATGCAGTGTATGAATGTACATCCACACCCCCTCTTACATCTTTATATATCTGAGTATCTTTTGCAAGAAATCCTGCAACTCTAAACTCCAACTGCGAATAGTCACCTTCAATAATCGACCCACCTTCAAACCTGCTTTCCACAACCTTACGTATACGAAACGTAGATCCACGTGGCATATTCTGAAAATTTGGATTTCTTGACGATAGACGACCTGTAGCAGTAACGCACTGCATAAACTCTGGATGTATGAAATCATTCGCATCAACATTGTTTTCCATTCCTTCTACAAAAGTGTTAAGGTAAGTTCGCAACGCAGAGTATCGTATGTACAACGTAACAAACTCGTGGGGCATACCAGACAAGCTAGGCAACATAGTTTCTAATGTTGCTTTATCTGTCTTAAACCCTGCAGCAGCAACGTCTGCAACCCCTCTAGGTACTATTCGTAATCCTGCAACTTGGTTGCTTTCGTGGTAAACTACACCTACCCCATCACATTTTTTACATATTCTTATTGCTTTACCTAGTGTACCATCTTTTCTTTTAGGGGAATACCTACCTCTACCTAAACAACTGCCACACTGTTGTCCTGTAGTGCGTCTTTTAATAACAGTGTTTTCTCTAACTGTTCTAGCAAATGCAGTTTTACTCATCCTCACACGTTGTTTGTTCTTACGTGTTGCACCACGTAACTCTTGACCTATGTTAAATATTCTACCCCAATTAGGCTTATTAATTACGTATCGAGAATAAAACAATATACTTCGATCATCAGCACTGTTTAAATTTACAGGTGTGTCGCCCATAACAGAATAAACTATTTCATCTAATCTTCTCTGTGTTTTATCTAACTCCTGTTCATATTCTTTTTTTATTTCTTGTAGTGTGTCTAAATTTATTTTTATTCCTGCGTGTTCTATTTTAGCTAGAACATCTGTCATCTCAAGTGATAGTCGCAGTGTGGGCAAAAGTTGTCGGTTCATTATACAATTCCTCAAATGTTGTGCCAAAGGCTTTTAACTGTTCTATAGCAACTCTCTCTGTTGCTTCTACGTCTGCTATACCATACTCCTCAATTATACCCCAAGGAATATCGTAAAAGGTTACACCACTTTTTATGTAGTCGTCAACCAAATCTTTTTTCTTTTCTGTGCCGTACTTCTCAGCTACTGCTTTTAAACCAAGCGGCCAACGTCTAGCACTAGCCAAAACATATTCGGCAACCATAGTATCGTATAGGTGATTATTATAGACAAAACCACAATCACGCAACCAGCCAATATCAAATTTAATATTGTGACCAATGAGAACATCAACATTGTCCAATGCGTCTTGCAGTATTTGAAAACCACCGTGATCAACTTCTTTAACAGAATGATTAAAGCATAAATAGTTGGTAAAGCTATCCATATACTTATAGCCAACGCTAACAAGCTTATTACCGAAATAAGGTAAGGGAGTGTATCCACCATTCTTTTTCTCCTTATGTGTTGTTTCTACGTCTAGTGTCATATATATCATTAGTAATATACTCCGTGTGTTACATCAATGTTACAGTTTATCATACCGTGCCAACCATTGATTTTGTTTTTAGATATACATACGTGTCTAACTGTATTCTCTACTTCACTCGATCCTGTCTTGCCAATACCTATGATCATATCAGCTTCTCCTGCCTTGCCTGTCTTACTGTTGTCAAGCATTGCATAATCTATGAAGGGTCTATCGTGTGCTTCATAACTTGCTTGGGAAACTGCCCACAGTAAAAGATTGTTACGCTTTGCTATTTCTCTAGCATTTATGTATATCTCTTTCAATCTTTCATCTCCACGACCAAAGTCTCCACGTACTTTAAATTTATCTAACTGATCACAGAACATTACATCAGGTTTATTTAATTGTCCATACTCATTTACTTCTTCTATGGATGTACCCACAGAATCCATAATCACTAGATAAGGTTGTATCTCTTCTTGATAGCGACTTCTAAGTGTGTCACGCTCTTGTTCAAGTTCCTGTATAGTTTTGTTGAAATGACTCTGTATGATACGTAATTTTATTTTGTGGGCAGGTTCTTCATTTGCCCAATACACAACTTTCTTTTTCTGTTTTACATAACTTGATGCAAGAAAAGAACAGAATGTAGTCTTACCTACTTCTGGTCTGGCAAATATGATACCTAAGTTACCTCGCCACAGACCATCCACGTGTTCACTTAACAATCCCCAATCAAAGGGAAAGTCTGGTTCACCTGTTCCTTTATCTAACAACTCATCGAGATTACTGTCTATTTCCGTATACGTAGTCTTGTCTGACATTCTGCCATCTTCAACTGTATCAACCATACGTTGTAGTTCACCAAAATCTTCTGACTCCCCTGTAAATATGGCAATAGCTTTTTCACCAATCTCCCTTGCTCTATCACGTAGCCAAAAGTTTTTAACCACATCCATCTGTAATTCAAAATTGTTTGCATCTGGTGGCAAAGACTGAACCACACCCATTATCTCTGTCTTAGATGATGATGGCATCGCAGGGTTTTTGTCTATGTGTAACGCATACAATTCATCTTTAGAAATGTTCTTTTCATACGTGGTGTGTGCGTGTACAATAGTATTATACAGTTCTTTTAATTGTCCAGAAAACATACTGGAATCTAATATGTTTTTTACTTTATGAAAAAATTCATAGTCAAGGCAAAAGCCTATGACTTTATGATCAATCGATATATTTTCTAATGGTTCGTTCACGTTCTTCATCCTTTAAGTTTTTTAAATCATCTGGTAAAAATGCCACGCTACAGTTCACATATTGTGAAATCTTGCGTGACAAATCTACTGCTTTAAGTGTAGCATCTTTATCCAATGCTACCACTACTTTTTTGTATTGTTTTAATATATTTAAATGTGGGGGCAACAAATTTGTTCCCAAGATAGCTAATCCTGTTACTGAAAAAGAGAATATACTACAGCAAGAAAAACAATCTTCGACAACAAAGCAAGTAGTTCCTTGTCCACAGATAAAAGGTCTGCTAGATTTTCCATATCTATACCACTTTGGCTTTCTATTAGTTAATGATCTACCTACTGCATCCACCACATTCTTTTCATCCTTGACAAGAAAAACCACACGATCTTGTCGTATGTCATACATAATATCAACTGCGTTAGCTAGGTATGAATTATATGCATAGTTGTTGCGTACAAGATCAACTGCTTTCTGATTACGTGTCAAAGGAACAAACGTATCTGGAATTTCAAAAGGTACATCTTTCGGTTTAGTTTGTAAAGTTGGCTTAATGGGTTGCAAAACTGACTTTGCGTTAGTCATTGTCAATCGTTTACCTGTCCTACCTTTAGCATCACAACCTGCATAGAAACAATTATACATTCTTTCATAACCATTATCACGGACACTAAAAGTATTTTTCTTTTGGCAAGATGGACAATCCAAACGCAACGAACCTAATGGTTGCAATGTCAACTCTTCAACGTATGAATTTAGCCACTTTTTAGTCATACCAAATGCATAGCACAAAAATTATTTTTATGTCAAGTAAATTTTTTTCTTGACAGAGTATTGACAAATCGATTACACCTTATTTAACCCTACCCTATAAGGATACCCTATATGAAACCTTACAATATAATTAATCCGATAGCTAAAGTATTATTATCTTCTAGGAGAAGAACACAAGTAGTTCCTAATAAGAAAAAGAAAGATCAAAATAGGAAAAATAAAAATTGGAAAAAAGATGTTGACAAGAGTTTTATGTATGATAAAAGGGATGCATAATCTGTTCCCTCTATACTAAGAACAGTTAATTTTTAATTTTAAGAAAGGAAGGTCTATGACCCAATATTATAGTAATACTAAAGAAGACTATGTGAATATAAATGATATGCATCATCAACACGTTTGGTATGCATTTAAAAAACTTTGCGACAGATTAGAACAATTAGCATTAACCCAAGCAATATGGGATGATGCATTTAATCCTGCTAAACAATCATTCACTAAATTAGAAAAATATTCTATAAAAGCAGATGAAGATCAAGTATTTGTAGATAATGACAATAGTGAATTTGTTCGTAAAGATGTATACGAATTGTTGTTCGATAAAGCGACACGACAAGATCGTACAATCGAGCATTATCTAAATGAGAATAGCAAACTAAAGAAAAATGCTAACTCTAAATCTGTATTTAAATTAGAGAAAGAAGTATCTAGATTAAAAGAACAGATCAATCGTATGCATAAAGATCAAAAGCATATGGGACATAGATATGTGTTTTCCAATATTCCAAATACTGAGGAAGGAAGACAAACAGTTCATAAATTAAAAAAGTGGTTAAATAAAGATACATACAATATGCGTGTGCGTGGTCAATACTTAGATAAGACTAAGTTGTCTGAGGGAGAAAGTTGGAGAACGTATGATGATGGTCAACCATTAAGTAAGTCTAGATGTATTCGTCTGTATATAGATAAGAAAAAGGAGAGTGCGTAATGAATAAACGTATGAGAGATTTTAGAGATGGTGTAGCAGATGGCTTATTGTATGGCAATAGGGAAGGTGGAAAACGTTCTCTTGCCTATAAGCAAGGCTACGATTTTGGGTTGTATCTGTATAATGAACAACTTAAAAGGGAGAGTGCATAATGACTACTAGAAAAATTTATTTAGATAAACTTCTTGAAGAAAATGCTAACTTCAAAAAATTAGTCGAGTACACCATACAAGACTTAGAAGATTTGTTTTGGGATTATGATCGTATGTCTACAAGTGGTCAAGAAACTCTTGATCGTTTGTCTAGAATGTATGCTCTAAAGTATGAGGAAAGTAATGCGAAAGGAACAAGAGATGCCTTATTTAAATAATCATTTTCATATATATGATCATCAATCAGAAGTATCATTTCAAATAATTGGTAAATCTAATTTTATGAGATGGTTGAATGATTATGCAAATAATGATAGGTATTCTTTTTTCTCTACCTATACAAAATTAAATTCTTATTTAAAAAACTTACAAGAAGAAAGAAAAGGAGAAAATAAATGAGTAAAGTTAAATTAAAAAAATGGGAAATAGAATTTAAAGAACTAGAAGATAAATATTATCCTATTCATTGGTATGTTGAAGATAATGACATTAAAATGTTTGACAAAAATAATGTTGAATTATCTCAAAGTCACGAAGTTTACCAATCTGAAATTAAGTTTGTTTATCAACAAATTGGGGAACGTATGATCTTTGAAGATGAAATATGTTGCCCATAAAAGGAGAAAAATATGAGAGTGTATAGTGCATTTAATGGCTTTAGTGGTGGTAACGTTGCTCTTGATCGAGCAGATAGAAAAGTAACTACATACTTGGCAAGTGAAATAGATAAATGGTGTAATGCCGTAACTAGATACAACTACCCCAATACAAAATTTATTGGGGACATAACTAAGATTAATCCAAACAGTATAAAAGACATTGACCTGATGATCGGTGGATCGCCTTGTCAAGATGTATCCTTTAGTGGAAAGGGTAAAGGTTTAGTTGAAGGTGAACGATCTAATCTGTTCTTCGTATGGTTGGAACATCTCAAGACAATCAAACCAAAGTATTTCTTGTTGGAAAATGTCAAGATGAAAAAAGAATATCAAGATATGATTTCTGATGCTCTTGGTGTTCAGCCTATGATGATTCCGTCTAGTCTTGTAAGTGGACAAAAGCGTGATCGTCTGTATTGGTTTAATTGGGATTGTGACTTACCAAAGGACAAAGGTATTTATCTACAAGATATAGTTGAAGATGGTGCAGTTGATCGAGATAAGTCTTTCTGTATAGATGCAAACTATTGGAAGGGTGGTAATCTTAAATCATACTTCACAAAGAATAGAAGGCAGTTGGTTTTTGATAATCACAGATGTATCCAAGTTGGCATAGCAGATATAAAAGGTTATGATGTGATCAAACGAGTGTATTCAAGAGAGGGTAAATCACCAACTCTAACAACTATGCAAGGTGGACACAGAGAACCAAAGGTAATTTGTGGACAGATGGTAGGTCGTAAGATCAATCCTAAAACCAATAAACGAGATGACTACAATCCTAACATTAAAACTAAGCAACGCATTGAGTTGAAAGGTGATGGTAAAAGTGGTGCTTTGACAACTGTACAGAAGGATAATTTAGTCGTCACGGATAAGTATTGGAGAGCATTAACACCTAAAGAGTGTGAACGTTTAATGACACTACCTGATGACTATACTATGTTTGGAGATTTTGAGGAAAACAACTATGCACATTACAAAGAATCTATTGGAGATGCCGATTGGTATAATGATATAAAGGACATATCTAAAACTCAACGTTATCGTATGCTTGGTAATGGTTTTGTTGTTGATGTAATCGCTCACATATTAAGGAGTATGCCCAATGGCTAGACCTAAAAAATTTAAAGAAGATGTCAAGATGTACAACATAGCTTTAACTGTAAAAATGTTTAAAAGATTAGAAAAAATATCTTTACACGAAACTCAGAATAGTTTAGAACATATAAGTATAGCAGACTTGATAAGATCAAGTATAGAAATATATGTAGATGCATATGAGGAGAATAAAGATGGGTAGAGTAAAAGCAGATTGTATGGATATGGAAGAAAAGTGGCACGACATAGCTACCGATACTGTTTCTGATTGTGAACACATAGAAGAATATTTGAAGAAGATGGATCAACACTCTAATCTAATTGATTGGAAAGAGGGTTGGCAAAAAGAATCACACGAAATTTTGACCGAAAATTGGAGTGAGTATTGGTCGAAATACAATCCCTAAAAGAATTTTTTTATCCTTTCGCTTTTAGGGGTTGACTTAATAGGACTATGGAGTATTCTGTAGTCCTATTTTTTATGAAAGGACAAATAGATGACATTAAAACAAACATTTTCAGATGAAAAAACAACTGTATCGGAAGTAGATATAGATGAACTTCATAAGTATATAAGTAAAAATGATTCTCATATAATATCAGATATTATTTTTGATGCACTTATTGATATGGGTATTGATCAAGATGGGTTTGCTTGGGATATAAATGTAACTGTTCAGCAGAACAATGATCCTATAGCTAAAATAGGAGCAGTAAATGAGAATGATGCTTTGGATATGACTATCCGTATTATGGATAAGCTATCAGAAATGAAAATACTCAACAAGAAACAATCAAGAGATGAAGACTTTGCAATTCAAGATGCAATCACTAAAGAAATAGAAATAGTCTTTAACAGAATGTCTAAGAAGGATCAGATAGATAACAATTCAATAAGTATTGGGGAGTTTCATAATGAAAAATGATCTAGCTACAAAAATTAAAAAGGCAGAAGATATATTTCAAGAGGGTGGTATTTACATCTGTCCTATGTGTGATGGAAAATGTCAATTCTGTGATGATGACTATCAATGTTCAGAATGTGAAAAAGAAGAAGAGATTGGCAAATGAAACGACACTATAAAAATGGTAAACCGAGTGACACTAATGGCAAACCGATTGACACTATAAGATATAGAGATAAGCGAGTTATAGCTAATGGTTATTTTTCTGTTTTTAAAAATCAATTTATTAGTTTTTCTGAAAGAAAAAAAGCAAATAGAATTTATTATGATGAAAAAGATTTTTTTTAAAAATAATAGTTGACCATCTGTACAGTTGTGATATTTATGTGTTGTCGTTAATTTTTTATGAAAGGATAATTCAATGACAGTTAAAATAATCTCAGATGAGTTGATCACTCAGATAAACGATCAATTAAAAGATGTAGTTGCGAATATAGTTGAAGAAAAAATTCGCAATATCGATTGGAGTAGCGAATTAGATTTATATGGTCTTGTTCAGGATGAACTTCAGAATATGGATATTATGGATTATATGGATACATCTAGCCTTGACGATAAGATCGGTGAACAGTTGGAGAGTATGCTCTCAGAACTAACAATTCAGAGGGGTGCATAATTATGAACGTAATTGAAAGTATTCATACTACTGTTGAATTAGAGAATTTAATAAATAATCTAACAGTTGAATGTTCTAAATTAATTCGTAAACATTTAGATAATTGTGAACTTGATTTTATTGGGGGCAATGATCTAGATATTTTAATTCATACCAATGTGGATATTGAAAGCATTGTATCCAAAGCATTAATAGAAAGGATCAGCAAATGAGTGATCAAATTGATTTAGAAGAACTGATTGATGCAAACATTCAGAATAATCTAGAGGGTGAAAATAATGTAACTCCTTTTAATACTAACATTCCACCCAAATGGAATACATCATTTGACGATAATGGATACAAACAGTTAGTTAATGGAACTGAATTTATTCATAATGATGTTAGGAATAACAAGTTATTCGAGGATGTTGGAACAGTTGAACCTGTTCCATTATTTGTGGATAAACCATTTGGAGTTGGAATGGGAACTATGCAAAAACTTGATAATTATCGAGCATTAATTTCAACGCATAGTGGAGATGTTCTAAATTGCCGACCAATTTCAGATACTTATAAACTTGTTAATCACTCAGAATTATTTGAAAAACAAGGAAACTACCTGAAGGAAAATTCAGATTTACCTTTGGATAATGTTGAAGTAATTGATCGAGTATTTGAGAATGGAAGACGAGCTACTAGAACTATTCATTTTAATGATTTGAAAATGGATGTTGGGCAAAATGATCTAGTTAAATGTCGGTTAGATGTTTTTAATTCTGTCGATATGTCTTGGGCATTTCAAGTCTTTAGTGGTGCTTACCGATCATTATGTCAGAATACTCAAGTCTTTGGTGGAGAGAAAGCATATCAACATAAACATCTACATACTCAGAATTTAAATATAGATGCTATGTTATCTAATGCTCAGACTAGCCTATCGAGTTGGAATAAAAATCAAGATCAAATGATACATTGGAAGAATACACCCATTACTGATGAAAAGTTTGCAACGTTCCTTGCTAACACTTTATGTCAAGTTGAACGAGGTGTTGGTAGTCGTTTGGTTGCTGATAGCGAGTACAAAGTCAATCAAAAGCTATTGAATTTTATGACGCAAGTATTCCAAAAAGAAAGTCAAGATTGTGGTGGTAATCTTTGGAGTGCATATAACTCTTTGACTTATTGGTCTACGCATACTGATGCTAAATACACGGATGTAAATGGTAAAGACCAAACACTAGGTGAAACCAAATCCAAACACACAGTACAGTTACACAGACAAAATAAAATTCGTAACTTGCTAACATCACCACATTGGCAAGAGTTGGAACAAGTTGCGTGAATAATAATGATCTAGAAAAGTATTTAATAATCTATAGAATTATTATGTTGTGTTTTATATTTTTTATAGTTGCGTTAATATTTGCATAATTAAAAATAAAATAAATAAATTTAAAAGGGGGGTGTTTACATCTCCTTTTTTTTATGCCTATACTCCTGAACAAAATAAAAACTGAAAGGTGAATAAAATGAAAGTATCAAATATAAACAACAGACCAAATCAATTCTTAATTAAAATGAATTGTGTTAATTGGTTTAAAGGTGGATCATTGGCAATTCATAAAAATAATTTCTTCTCAGATGAAACTGAATATAAAAGAGTAGATCAATTTTATATTGTTTCAATGTTTCAATCATATGAAAGTTTAATCGCAATCAAAGGATTTGAAATGAGAGAATACAATCAACAATATGATAAGGATCTAAATTGGAGTGATGTATTTGTATTGCGTGATGATTATGATGAATGGGTTGTGGATTATAGTAAGCCTTTAGTTATCCTTGATAATTTAAGATGGGATTATTCAACAACAACTGGGAAATATAGAAATATATTTCTTAATGAAAAAAAAGAATTGACATTTAAGTTAATAAAAAATAATACTTATTTATTAGCGAATTTAAACGTTAATGATTAAATTTTAACAACTTGCAAAGGATAAAATGATGCAAAAATTATTGAAAGTAAATAAATCTAATTTAGAAAATATGATTGTTAATGAATATAAAGATCTTAATTTAATAGCACTTCAAGTTAGATCTTTAAAAATGCAAATTGAAAGTTTAAATGAATTAATAGATGCTATAGGCATTTGTGCTTATGGAACATCTAATAAACAAGTTAAATTAAAAGATTATCAATTAGATGATAAAGATAATTTCATTGTTAAGACTGAAGAAAGAACTTATTAAAATGGCTGATTTTTCTAAAGATATTATTCATTGTTCTGCTTGTGGAAAGGGTCAAGAACGTTTTCTGTTTGTTCAAGAGAATGGGAAAGATATTTGTGTTGCTTGTTGGTTGCAAGATGCTAACAATTATCGTTCCAATCAGAGGGTACAAGATCAAGTAGAACAGTATCAGCAAGATTATAGAACCAAATATTATAGTGGTTCTTTAAAGTATTAATATAATATATTTCCTCCCAACTCCCTCCAAGTTTATTCTTGGGGGGTTTTTTTATGTCTAAATCAAATAATAAATATCTAATTGTATTTGTTGAATTGTATGTTTTAAATGCTATTTTTTTTAATCGCTATGGCTTTAAATCAAAGTTTTCAATACTTTTAATAAAATGGCAAGCCTCCAACGTAGGTGTATGTGATGCTATTATTAAAGATGTTTAATAGAGTATTATAAAAGGTTTGTTGTTGGGGGGTTCATCAATCTCTCAATGAGATTTCCTAGTAGTTCTGTAATTTAGCAATAGCTTAAAATATATATCGCACGCACGCACGCAAGGGACACCCCCCTACCCCTACATTTGCTATGCAATACCCACATATTTTTTATAATTTATAGTTTTATGTATGGATAAGTTTGCAACGCTATAGGTAAGACGGCAAACTCACTCCTATACTAAGAACAGTTAATCTTGTTTGCAACGCTATAGGTAATCTGTGGGGGGAATGGGGTGTACTCTATATATATAACCCCGGAGACTATGTCTTATTGTATAGGTACGCAAGCAATTTGTCAAGTCAATAAATTGACAATACAATATACTTGACAATATGTATTTATAACTATATTATATAGGTATATTGTAGATGTAAGATGTCACATTGGCACACTTAACGCTTAATTTGCATCCAGTACGTAGACTTACACATCACAATACAGAAAGATTACCATGAATTTACTACCCCAGAATACTAAACCGACTAAAATATCGGAAAAGGAAGAACTATTTCTACAAAATCTGTTTAGTAATGGGGGATATGTGGTTGCAGCAGCAGAAAATGCAGGGTACACCAAAGGTTCAGCAGGGTGGTTGCGAACAAAACTATCTGATGAAATTATCAAACGATCAAAAAACCTGTTAGCTAGTGCATCTGTAAAGGCAACTAACAAGTTAATTAGTCTGATAGACAGTCCACAGATAGAAAGAGGGGATGATCTGCGATTTAAAGCTGCAGAATCACTGCTCAATCGAGTAGGATTAGGTAAAGAAGAGACACATAATCATAATGTACAGGCTATACACGGAGTAGTGCTGTTACCAGCAAAAAAAGGAATGGAAATTAATGGCAACTAACCTTAGAGCTGCTGAAAATCGATCACCTAGACCTGATATAGAAGCTAGATCAGATGCTAAACAACAAGAAAAAATACGTCAGCGTGAAAAAGATCGTCAAGATCGAGAAGCTATGGCTGCATCTATTCGTGCTAAAGCAACAGCTGCCGCACAAGCTGAAAAACGAAGGAACGATAAGTTAGCAAAACAAAAACAAGCTGAAGCAGATAAAAAACAGCAAGAACGTGCAGAAGCTATGGCTGCATCTATTCGTGCTAAAGCTAAAGCTGCAAATCTAGCTGAAAAACAAAGAAAA